GTGAATATGATTGCTGGTACTTCTGTATTAAAATACGATTGGTAGTTTGTATAATATTGTGTTGTAGTATATTGAATATTTGATGCTACGCATCCGTCAGCAGCGCATGAAGGATCATAACTCTGCGTAAATGTTTCATTACCATTAATATCTACTGTAGCTGAATCTGAAGCTGGGCCGAGTTGCGTAGGTCGAGATGTACTCGAACTAGTAAAAGAAAACGTAAGCGCACCAGAGTTTGTTTGTGTCTGCCAGGTTGTAGTATATGATGTATTAACTTGATACGAATACGGATCACAAATTAAATCTTGAGTAGATCGAGAAGTTTGTCTACTAGTTTCATATGTTGAATACCACACACTATCGTAATATGTAATAAATGGCGCAGAAGTAACTGCTGACGTTTGTCTAACAAGAGAAAACGTAGTAGGCCGTGAGGTAATATAATCCGTAAAATACGCAGTAGAAAAAGTAGTATTTTGAGAATATATTGTAGTAAACGTAGTAGTGAATTCAGTATCAAAATACGTTAAGTATGCTTTTGCGCCAGATATCAATTTACGTGACATTATATTGCTCCATTAAGCTATGTTGCGCCAAGCCTGAGTTCCAATCCAAGTGAGACCATTATCGTAAGATTCAAAAATAAAAACTGCTTTACCAACAGTTGGTAAAGTTGGAGTTAGATTTTTATCCCAAGTCAAAAGACCAGCAAGTAACGTAAGTGGAAAGGCGCCAGGATTTGTGAGAATGAGCGTAAAAGTATTTACTGCACCAGTTTTAAGACCGGTAGCATTAATAGTTAACGCACCTGCAACCGTCGCGGTAATATTATCTCCTAGCGAAAGATCAATATTAACTGTACCGCTAATATCACCTAAAGCTTGAAGCTTACCTTTGTAACTGGTCGCTTCAATATTACCACCTAGAATAGCATTTCCTGTAGTGGTTAAATCTGCGACATTGGTGAGGTTTCGGCTATCATCGATAACCGTGGTTCCTGAAACCTTAATTGCCATCTTCGTATCTCCTTAAAGTACTCGGCGAGAGGTATCTATTTATTTTATTTATTCGACAATTTTATCAACTTTATTTGATAGTTCTTTAACAGCTTCGATTAGAAGTGGAATTAAAGAATCATAAGATACGCGTTTGATACCATCTGGACCTTCATGCACTAATTGCGGTAAAACTTTTTCTAATTCTTGTGCGATTACACCAATTGCGTCATCACCATTATTTTTCCAATTAAATGTGACGCCTCTCAATTTATTAACTGTACGTAAAGCTCCAACAATTGGTTGAATATTATCTTTTAATATAATATCTGACGTTGAGTTAAAATCAGTAGCAGTAACAGTACCTGGAATAGTAAGATCTGTGACGTTCAAGGCTGTTGTAATTATAACATCTGACGAACCATCAAACAAAATACTACCAGCAACTAATCCGTCAATAGCGATTGATCGACTTGTTTCTAATATTGTTGCTGTATCAGCATTACCTTGTAATGGACCAATAAAGTTAGATGCTGATACAGGAGCTAAAGCAAATGATGGGTCACCAGTATTAATCTCAATTTCTGCTTCAGGAATATACCCTTCAAAGAATTTCCATGTACCATTATCTGTTGCATCTCTAAAAATACCACTGTGAGCATAACTACCATCATAATATCCACCAGCTATACCCATATCTACATTTGATTCAGTCTTAGCATATGCTGTACCACCAGATACCCAAGTATCAGTATTTGTTGATTCAACAACAAACTCTGTTGGACTAGCTGAGAAGATTACAACATCGGTAATATCAAACGATGCAGGTGTTGAACCAGTAACAGAAACTATATTACCAGGTGAATAATTATTGTCTGCAGTATATGTTACATATGTACCATCACCAACTGCATTAGTAATTGTAGCTTCAACTCTTCGGTTAACGTAAATAATAGTGTCAGCAACAGAAAGGTTAGTAACATTAGTGTATGAAACTGTACCAGCAACAGCAAGGTCTCCACCTACAGTAACGTTGCCCGTAAAGACTGGTGATGCAATAGGAGCTTTTAAGTCTAAATCGGTATTAATATTCGAAAAGTTAGCATCTAACTCTGTATGAGTTAGAGGAGAGCCTTTAACGTTTCTAAGCACTATTGTTGCCATCTGAATTCCTATTTATTCTGCAATAGTGACAATATTAACTTAATGTCACCCTTGATGTTATTTATATCTGATTCTAAAGATTCGATTTTATTATCAATCTCAATAGACCTTTGACGTTTCAAAATATAGTTTTGGTATCCACGTTCGTCAGTATTAATAATAGCTTTATTAAAAGTATCTTTTACTAAATCATTAAAGCCATCTTTAGGTTCAATTTTTAACTTCTCCGTCATAATATATTAAGCCAATGCAATAATTCTTAGATTTCTACATTTAGGAATAGTTGATCCATCATTTGAAGTAAATACAATTTTGAATACAATACTTTCGTATGGTTGAAGATCATCAACTTGTTTTTCAATCTCAATAAAGTTAGTGTCAAGAGTAGTTGGCATATTTGGAATACTAATTTTTACAAACTCTTTGTTTGATAAACCAGCAGATTCACCGACTAGTTTTGTTTTATAGTAAATATCGATACCGGCGCCAACAGGTCTATTAATATCTAAACGTAAATTGAACGCTGTTGATGGATTTGCAAAATCAACTTGGCGAGTAATGTATTTAGAATATGTACTACCACCTGTCGCAGCTTCTTCAGCAACATAGTTAGCGCCAACTGTAATTGTGTACGCACTAGTTTCAGTAGAGATATTACCTGACAACTTACTAATTTCGATTTCCGATCCGTCATCAGAAATTGACACAATACGCGATTGGCCGTCATTTGCTCCAGCTGTTGATGTAATATTCATATATGAACCAACAGTAAGTGTTAGAGCTAATTCACGAAGACCTGATGGAACTGAAATTGTACCAGCAGTAGAGTCATCAGAAGATACTGTTACTGTTACGCCAGATTCTGCTGACATGAATGAAATTAAGTCTTCAGTAAGAGTAACTTCACTAGCATATGTTGGGCTATTAACAATATTTTGAGCAGCAACTAAACCAAACTGTGTAGTATCAATCATAGGAGCAAGTAATACACTATTTGTACTAAGAGTTAATCTATAATCTAAATCATCGTTATTGCTTAAATTATTAACCTTCACAGTATCAGACACAATTAATTTAGTTTTTTCTAATTCATTTGTAGCTTTTTCTAGAGATTGATAAGCGTTGTCAATTGTGTAATCAACATTAGTACCTCTATACGAAACATCAATTTGTGTGCCTGCTTCTTCAATCTTTGCCATAACAGGATAAAGAGCATTTGCTACAATGTTTTGTGTTGCAACAACACCACTTCCACCAAATCTTAAACTTGCACTTGCCGCAGTTGGTAGAGTAACAGTATAACCATAGAGAGTTTGATCAGCAATTTCTAATGGCACACCAACAATTTGAGCCATATCAATATTATACAGTGTATTATATGAACCATCTAAATCAGCAGTTGCTCCACCAATAGCTCTTAATGTTACGAAAGATCCATTTGGCATGCCGTGATTAAAATGATATACTCTCATAGTAGTACTACCATTATAGATTTCTAATGGGTCTGACTCAAGTGTTTTTGGTGGTGCACCACGTAATGTAAAGTCAATGGTTGCAGCATTTGTAGGGTCAAATAACGCACGATATAAGTTAAACTTCAAATCTAGTAATTGTTCAGGAGTCCATGTTGAAGCATTTTGTGATTTGTATAATGAACCAACTGTTGGTTGAATTGTGACTCTTTTTCCAGTAATTAAATCAACATTATCTAATTCAGAAACATAAAGATTATAATTACTTGAATCTGATCCAATACACAAAGAATATTCACCAGGCTTTAAGAAAATTGGATTATCAAACTTGAATTCTGTAGGAGTTTCTCCCTTTGAAGAAGTGTAGATAAAATCTGGATATACAATTACTTCTGACATTGGAATAATATATTTTCCAGGTATGCCATTTTCGTTTTGGCGAATATGTAGAGTAACAGGTCGATCATAATCCTTTTGCGCAAAGAATAAATCAACTTTAGTTACAATACAAGAGTCCTCAATAAAAAAGGATTGTGCAACTGGTTTTACAATTTTTGACATTATTAATTTTTCCTATTTTACGATTCTTATATTATACGCCATTGCTCATTGCGGTAGAAATCATACCTGCAAGGCCTTGATAATTAGGATTTACTTCTTGCATTTTATCTGGATTTGCTAGTGCCGTTACAATCTGTAATGCGTGCGCATTAAAATATGTATCAAGATCTCCACCATTTGCAACCCAATCTGCTGCTCCTTCATCAATACCAGCAGCTGAAGCATTTTTAACCGAATCAATGCTATTACCACCAACTAAGATATCTTTTACAACTTGGAATAGAATTACAGCTTCATCATTATGCGCTGGGATATTATAACCACCACCATCAGCATCCCAGTCAATTCCATCATTAGTAATATATGTATCAGCAATCTGGACATTAGCTAGTACATCAGCAGTGAGGCCTCTTTCAGCCGCGACTTTTTCAATAGCTGATCTTTCTTGATCATTGACGCTCTTACCAAAAGCATAAGCAACAACCACATCAGTCGCTCTTACAGTAGCGCTATTAAAGGCAACTGCATCATCAACATCATTTCTATCTGTTGAATTATCATTAACAACTGTAGGATCGCTATCAGTATATACTCCATTATCATCGTCATATGCGACATCAACAACAAATGTAGTTTCATCATCCTCATTAGTAACAGCAACTTCGTATCCACACGCTTCTGAGAATTCATTAACTACTGTATAAGTACCACAATTTCCATCTGCATAAGTTTGTGTACGAGTATATCCAGCACAAGCAGCTGATATTAATGAGCCAGACGCTGTACAATTAGGAGTACTATTACTATATCCACAATCTGGTGAATTTTCTATAGCAATTGCTTGATATGTTCCGCCAAATCCATCAGCGTATTGAGCTAATTTACTAAACCCATCACATTCATCATAAGCAATAAATGTTCCTTGAGCTGGATGCGTTGTAGCTGGATCTGCATATCCACAAACTTCAATATCATTAGTATTGATCAATGTTTCAAATGAGCCACCAGATCCATCAGCATAAATACCATATAGATTTTTACCCTTACACTTTGTTCCAAGTGAAGTGCCATATGCACTATACTGCGTAGCAATAAATTTAGAAGTAGATTCATAAACTTCTTCGGTTGTAATAATAGCATTACGAGTAGAAACAATTTCGTTCGCAACGTTGCGCAATTCACCCGATGATGTAAATGTCATTTGAGCAGAAGTAGTTTCTAGTTTAGGATCATTCTTTGGACTATCACTAAGTCGTAATACGTATGTTCCAGTATTCAAATCATACTTAGATGCTTTATAATGGAATACTCCTGATAAGTTACCTTCAATATCAGTCTTAAGGGACTGAACTAAATTGCCCATACTTGCTAAAGTAGAACTACTTAGTGTAGTTGGAGTATATGATGTATTAGCGTCATTAACGACAATACAATCAGCGGTAACATTAATATTACCAAAGAAAACCTGCATACGCGTATTTGGTTTCAATCCTTCAGCTGAGAAGTCAATTGAAACATCACGCATTTTAGGAATTACTGTCTTACTTTGAATAACGTCGTTATTTGTTACAGTATCAACTGTTTCTTGTACAATGGTTTGAGTTCCGGAGCGACGTCTTACTTCTTCTGTTCCACCTTGCACGCCATATTGTAATGTTTCCCATGCTCCCCAAACAGTACCGGTACTACCTTTACCATTAGCATTAGGCGATAGAGAATCATAGTTTCCGTTAACATCACGATAGATATCAGGTAGACGATTAACATCAAACCATACATCCGAAGATTTGTTACTAGTAATTTTACCAATACCAGTATTCATGGCGTATGGGTTAATATTAATTGTAGTTGTAGCTTTATTATTAGCAATGAATCTTTCTTCGGTAAATTTAAGCGTAAAATGATCGCCGATTTTTACGTATCCATTAGAAATTCGATCAACTTGAGTTGTATTCGTTTCTTCTAAGTTTAAGAACACCGCAGTAGATACTGGACGTAATTCTTTCTTGTTATAATCAATTGCAACTCCATAGTCACTATTGAAAACATCTCCAACACCGTGGCCGGAAAAGTCGTCAACAAAGAATCCATTCTTAAATCGATCTAAACCATCAGCATCTTTAATTTGATATGCTTTGGTTTCATTTTCAAGCATATTAAGTTGCGTGTAATACTCAACGTTTTTAATACGATTTTCTAATCTACCAATCTGGCGCATTGTGAATCTACGATTATCAATCGGTGTAACTTCAATATCTTCTTTAACATCGAAAACATAAGCCTTTTGATTGAAAACGTATAAACCTACTGAATCATCTGGTACTTTTGGTTCCTTAGGACTTGTTGCGCTCTTACCTTTTACAATATAGAGTTTGCCATAACGATTAATTACCATTATATCAATACGTGGTAAGTAATATTGATATGTTGTTACAATATCATTTTCAAAATCTGGGAATTCGCCAACAGACGCACCAGTTCCAGAGAATCCAGTACCTGCGTCATTAATACGAGGACGGAAATCTAAACAGTCTCTTAAAACGTACTCTTTACCTGAAATCGTCACAGTTGGAATATCTGCGTACGGAATACTATATGAATCAACAGTAAAGTAATCACCAGCCTGGTGGGTAAAGTAATCAAATGTAATACGAATTGGACCAGTAGGAGCAGCAGCACGCGCTTTAAGCTTAATAGAACCTAATCCATAATGAGTTAATCTTTGGCCATTGTCCAAATCATATCTACTTGTAATATCAATTTCTGTCGTATCATCATAAGGAGATCCGAATGCCGCTGCTGTAGACATTTTAATGCTTACCAAGCGATAGATATCAGCTTTATTGAGAGGAATAGTTTTTGCTGTGGCACCGTTTTGACTTATAACATCAACTACACTATTTGATTGAAGTGTCTTAGTCTTTTTATCAGCAGCGGATCCGGTTTTCTGTACAGTAGCAACAAGGAGAATACTTTCAGTAGTATAACCTAAGCCACTTAAATCTAAGTTAACTTGAGTATTAACACCTGTAAATGTAATTGCTGCTGAAATATCTACGTACTGTCCAACTGAATCAAATAATTGATAGTTGTCGGTAGAATAACTTGAGAAAGTTTCGTTAATACCAGCCGAGAATTGAGCAGTACCAGCAGTCAAAGTCGCGCTGAATACACGGCGCGTTGAAAACGTAGTATCAAAACCAGAGAATCAATTGTTTTAATAATACTTACAGGTAATGGGAAAATATAAGCATTCTTATCAGTGTCTTCAATTACAGATGATTGAATATAGTATAGTGATCCATTTACTGTAGATGCCGCTGAAGGACTAATTGCTGCAGTAAGATCATTAGTAATACCAGTAATACGATAGCGTGAACCAGCAACATTAATATATGCGCCAATCTTTAATTGCGTAGTAAAACGAGTACCAGTACCAGTAAGAACTGATGAAGACGATGATGTTGACACAGAACCAGCTAATAGAGTCTCTTCAGATACAATGTCTGATGTAAAATCATCATATGATGAATTAGTCAAATATAATTGCTTTACATCATCTGAGAAAGATTTACCAGGATTTAGTTGAACATCAAAGAGATATGCTCTATAAATTGATGTGGTAGAACCAATAGTACCAGATGAATAATCAATATGGCGAATTCTAGCAGTACCTACAACAGAACCATTTGGTGTTCCGGGCGTAGCATTGTACTGATCGTATAGAGTAACCTGTGGAAGTTGTGCTAATGTTTGTAGACCAGAATTTACATTAGTAATATTAACATAGTTTCCAAATGGTACAAAGACTGAGCCATTCGTTACAGTGTTAAAATCACGAGCTTTATCTGCATCAATTGCAGCAATTTTAATATTATCAACTTCGTAACCTTTTACATAAGCTTTGCCTGGAGAAACAACTCCGACAAACTTATTATCATCGCCGCCTTTGGACGCAGGATAGTAACCATTAAGATTTGAACTAGATTGCAAATGCTCTTGCAATTTAAGTCTAAATGGCTTAACTACATAGTCACCAGATTCATCATAGGTTCTACGAGCTAATGCATCACCAATTGCTGAATAGATATCAGTATTTCCACCAGTAAGAATTGAATTCTTAGAAATACGTGTAAGTTCCATAAACACTTCAGAAGATATATCTTCTGGCACTAATGGCTTTGTGTTTAGAGTTAAAGTAATTGTATAACGATCAGCACCTGGTGCAGCAAAGTTATATGAGCCATTTGCTGGATCTAATAGTGTTGCATCATCTTCTGAAGTTAAGATATTTTCTGTAATATCAAATCCTGCAATTGCTGTTACAACATTTGTATATTTTGAAATTACTTTTGTTTGTTGAGGAAAGTGTACAAAATGTCCTTTTACATAGGCAATACCAGAAGTGACAGTAAATGCAGCACCAATATTACATGCGGCAGTAAGTGCAGTCTTGGCTTTTTGATTATAAAAGGTATTAATCAATACTTCGTCATCAGCAAAAGTTTTTGTTAAGCCGTCAGTACCAGAGTTTAAGTACTTAACGAAAATTGTAGGTGGATCTCCTTCAGCATTTGCAGTCGCAAACCCTACAACTTTTGCTTCAACTCCAGTTGTTTGACCTGTAACAATATCACCAACTAAAGGTGTACCAACTTCTGATGCTAGATATGTAGTAGAATTAGCATCAGTATATGAGGCTTGTAGTTTAACTGATTGGTAGTTTGTATCAAGTGATCTTTCACCACCAAGTATAACTACACCATCTTTGAGAATATGATCGCCTAAAGACTTGATTTGATTCTGCAAAGCAGATTGCATTTGCGTCAATTCACGAGCTTGGACTGCAACACCTGGCTTGAATAAGATTTTTAGAAAACCTTTGTCCGCACTAAAATCGTCGTAGTAAGGATCTGTATTAAAATTGATTGCCATATTTGTCTTACTCTATTTCTCTAGGTTAATTCAATTAAAGGTATTTATATTAGAACTTGATATATGTTCTAAATATAACCGTTTGTTCTTCTGAAGAATAAAACGCAGTTCTATTATCAATAAACAGAACTTCGCCTGAAAACTTATTAATGTCTGGTTCAGTAATGTCAGTAATGGTAAAGCTATTTGATCCTGCAGCATTAAAGAACTCATCGCCAATTTCAGGAATAGATCCATTTCTGCTAATCACTAAGATTTTATTTGTAACAGACGTAATTGTTAATAAAGACTTTGTACTATCAGATGTTGCAATAATACCATCAGGCGCAAAATCAGTTGGGTTTATAGTTCCTTCAAGTAAATAACATGCTGATGCTGATGCACCGGTATATTTTCTAATCTGATTAAAATATTCTAGGTCTTTAATAATACCAAATTGTCTATATTGATTATTTTCAACTAATAAACCTTGGTTAAACTCATTTGCAAAAGAAATATAAAAACAAAGAGTGTCAGCCATTAGTTCGCGTGGAGCGTTAAAGCCATGACCACCGCTTGGTGAAACAATAACTCTTGCTGTTGCTGGCAAAGCTCCTGGTGCTGATGGAGCCGGCATTGTAACCGTAGCATAGCTATAACCAGATCCAGCATTTGTAATGGTAATACCATTTACAGCACCAGTAACATCGATCGTAGCAACTGCAGTAGCGCCAGTTCCATTACCCGAAATTGTTACAGTTGGTGCTGTTGTATAACCTGCACTTGGAGTTGTAACTAAAATATGACTTAGCGCGCCATTAACAGTAAGAGACTCAACGTCTGCTTGAAGTGTATCTAGTGTTCCGGGATCTGATAGTAGTAATGTAACGCTTGCACCAGTTCCTGGTTCAGCAGCGCCATCTTGAATATTTAGATATGCTTCGGTATAACCTGTACCACCATCGTTAATTACAACGCCGACAACTTCGCCATCCTCAATTACAATATCAATATCTGCACCGGTGCCATCACCTGTTACAGTAGTAGTTGTTTCAGATGCTATGTAGCCACTTCCACCATCGTTAATAATAAAATCAGTAATTACACCTTCGGAATAATATTGATTTTTTACTTTTTTAGTAACCGGCATTTGCGATGTTGATAGAAACTTATTACGCAATGCAAGTGGAATATAATACATGAACTTCCATATGTAACCATCAGAGGTTAAGAATGGATCAATGTCAACACCTGTTGGTTTTTGAGTAGATGGCTGTCCGTTATTATTAAATAAACATTTGTATACGTTAAAGTCATCTGTTAAGACATAATAATCATATGTAAGAAAGTCACCTTCAAATGCACTATCATAAGTATCGTATGTTACGCCAGATGCCCAATCAATTCTACGTGTCGTAAATGATACGTCTTGAAGTTGAATTTGTTTTGTCGCTACAATATTGTTACGTGAGTTATTTTCGTAATCAATGTTGTTGAATGGACGTGGAACAGTAGATTCGCTAATATATGGCAAAACACTACCAAGATAGTAGTGATATATCGCTGTTTTATTTTGAATCTTCTCATAGATGGACTCAGCCATCGTATGGTGGAAGTTTGGTCTTACTACTGACGTCATTGTTTATTCACACTTTGTTAGATTAAGAAAGAGTAACGGTCCAAGTAATTGTCATACTATCGTCTGTTGCTTTATTGATAACATCAAACACAGTACGGCATAACATAGTTCCAGCTGAAGATGCATTAAAGATACCAGCTTCAGTAAGAGCACCAGTGCCTTGACCCGCTGCATACTGAGCAGTATATGTTACTACATTATCAGCAACAACTGTATTAGTTAATAGCTGACGATTTGCTTCTGTACCAAGAGTGGTATCAGCTGCATCAGCCGCTACGGTGCCAGTACCAACAGCCATATGACTCATAGCAGCTGAACTGTCATCTTTCATACGTGATGCAATGTAAGCTCGGCCTACAGCAACCACTAGGTTTGGAATGTAAGCTTTTTCTTTTAGTTCACCATTAGGACCAAAAATATCAATTGATACTTGGCCAGTGGCTTTAACGGAATCGTTAGTTTTCATTTAAGAGTTTCTCCTAATTAAATTGAGATGTGCCGACTGCATAGTCGCTGGCGAAATAGCCAATTGAATATGATTCGTCATCGAGTTCAATTGTACCAGAGTCAATACTATTTATATCATCTGATAGCTGCTTGTTTACATTAAAAGTTAATAGTTCTAGAGAATATACAACATCAGTTAAAGATTTATCTACAGCAAATATTGGTTCATCATTAAATCCTAAACTATCGCTAATAGATTTAGTGTAATCATAAGATAAAAATTCGCTTGATGTAACACTATCACTTGTAGGTTTGTTATATCCCACAATATGAGCATCACCGGTAGTTATAAGTTCACTAACAACTTTAACAAATGTAATAACGGCTTGATCACTAGTATCAACTGCCTCTTCATAATAACGACTCTGGAAGTAACGCGTAATACTAGAGAGTTGACGACTTAAATCAAAATCGTTATTAATTTCAAACGCACCAAACGCAATCATACCAGCAGGGTGCACTGTTTGATTCAGAATATTCTTATATGCTGTAAATAATTGTCCAGACTTAATTTGATACGAATACGGTTGATAGAAAAAGTTATCTTGGAGATATATATCGTCAGACAAGAAACCTTTATTATTAATATACGATCCAGCATAAAGAGCAATTGCGCTTGAAGTAAATTTAATAATTGCTCGATCAGGAAAATCGATTTGTTCTTGATCCGGATCTGTAGATGCTATTAGATCCACACCACCTACAATATTATCTGTTGCAACAATCATATATTGTTGCGTATCGGCGTAACCACCATTGAATCGAATAAATTCAAGTTTCGTAATTGCACCAGTACTTGATATTCGCGTAACTTTAATCTTTGCAGCTAGATCAACTGATGGATCTACAATGTCAACATATTGACCGACCTTAAATCCACTTCCACCGTATATAATTTCATAATCATTAAGTGACGAGATTACAGTACCTGTAACACCTAGGTAGTTAACTATATCACCAACAGAAATTTGTGATAAGACTACTGATTTACGAATATAAATTTCATATACGTTTGATTCATTAACCTGACGAATTCTTTCAATTTCAACTGTGGTCACACCACCAGTATACGGATTTGTAAGGTTAATAATCTGCGCATATAGTGCAAAGATATCTCCTTCAGTAACTTCAATAAAGAAGCTAGTTTGCTGAACCCATCTACCATCTGATGCGACAAGAATCTTTTCTTTTGGCAGAGAAATATCAATCTCTGTATTAAACAACAGTCTAAATAAAATACGAAATGAATCTAATGAACCACGCGAATTATAGAACTGTGTAATATGTTTATAAAGATTAATCTTGTCAGCAACAATATCATTGACCATAGCTTGGCCAAGTTCTTTACGAATTAAAGCAACAAATGAATCAACGGCCGCGTCTAAATCGCGATTTGCGATAATGTTATTAATAACCTGTGATGGACCACCATCTTGATTTAGATAACGGTAGTACTCTTTTAGAAATTCAATTAATGCTTCTGAGTCGTTAATTAATTGTCGAGGGATTAACCCCTCAATATTTGATGACTCAATATCGTATTGTTTAGTCATTATGAGTTATGTCTTGAGAATGTTGTGTATGAAGCAGCACCAACTGCACCCAATGTAGCAATTAAGTCAATCTCACCAGTAACTGTAATTCCAGGTGTATCGTCGCTCTCAATAGAAACTAGTTGATTAAACTTTGGAGCAATGTCATTTGATTCAGGTTCGACAAAGATTTTTACAATCGTAGATGAATCAAATTTAATTTGTGTTAATTCAATTCTGCCTTCATTCACATAAATCTTACCAGCATTTTCTAAGAGTACAGCTTTTGTAATATTGTTAATAATCTTAATTGTTCTGTTAGGTAAATCAGCAGTATCCGCAACGTCAGTAAAGACAGCGTTAGAAGATCCACCATATGTAAATTCACTTGAAGACATAACGACTTCATTACTATCAGTAATATAAATGCCGGCGCAGAATTGTAGTTTATAATCTGTAACCACACCTTGAATTGGCATTAAATGTTTGTGCATGGTTAATCTAGCATAAGAGTTTAGAATGCCAGGATCAACGTCATCAATTGCTTCTAATAATTTAGAGAAACGTAATACACCATCAAACTTTTCTAGATACTTATCATTATATTCTAGAACGGCTGTACGTACTGCAGCTTCCAATTGTGATTGAGTTCTAGTTGTTGAGTTTGGATCATACTTAAATAAAATATTACCAGTAAGGAATGTATAATTAGGATCTACAATTTCTGCTGTAATGGATCCAATATTTCTTGTTGAAAGAAAATTATTAATTGTTTGTTTTGTAACCTGTGAAAGATACTCGCTAGCAAATGGTTTAATTGAAATATAAACCTTACCATAAACAGGAGGCTCATTAATTTCACCACCCCAGATACTTACGTCTTCAATAAAGTCATATTCTGATTTTAAGATAGTTGCATAGTCGGTTGCGGTTACAGCACGATTCTGAGATGCAAAGCTACGTGGTGCATTGAATCGAATTGAATCTATATCTTCTTTATCAGCACCGTCTTGTGTGCGAGTAAAACCAGTTGAGTTTGTGACTGAAGTAACTGTTAAACCATTCACGGTTGAGTTAATTGAGAATGACTTTGCACCGTTGCCTTCAGATCCAGCCGTTGAAACATATGCGACTTCAACAATGCTACTAGCATCAGGTCTAAATCCAATTACACCATCACCAAAGAAAATCTCGTATTCACCGTTTGCATTTTCTTGTACAAAGTATATTTTACTATCAGCTGTTAAATTAACAATATTACCATAATGAGTATATGTTGTATATACGGTTGATGCTACTGATGGACGTACACGCACTAAAAGCGTAGATGTATCAACCATCGTATCTGGAATTGTAAACTTCTGATGAACGTTATTGCCATCAACACGGAAAGTATTTGTTTTAATCGAACCCTGTTTTGCTTGGACATTAAATGTATAATCAAATAGAGCAGATTTATTTACTGTGTATGATTGATTCGTTACAAATGTATATTGAGTAGTACCAATCAAACCAGTAAAGACTGTACCCTTTGGCATTGTAATTTGTGCTGGGCCAGTATTATCACTTCTAATATAAACTCTTAAATACGCTGTTGCTGCACGTGCAGAAGATGGAATATAACCCAATGACTTTGCATGAGAAACAACATTAGATCGCCGTTGAGCAGAATCTAGAAAGGCTTCATTGGCATTCATATGAGCCAACATAGCATTGTATTGTGTATTATATGCTAGCACGTCCAATAGAATATTAATACTTGATCCATCAAAGTCATAATCAGCAAACTTATCTTGTGTTGATAAGAATGCTTTTAGATTGTCTTTAATCTGATCAAAATCTAATTCGGTAACGTTTTTAATATTTGCCATGTTATCTAATTCTCTCTAGATATAGTTCGACGTCGACTAGTTCGCTTACGTTCTGTAACTGTACTGTTAATGATATGAACCATGCATTTTCATCTGATCGATCTTGAATCTCTAATGCTCTAATCTGAGCTCTTGGTTCATGAATCTTTAATGCTCTAACAATATTTTGTTTCATTAAAGCAACGGTAACTGGTGATACTGGTTCGAACAAGAAACCTGTAATCCCACTACCCAATCCTGGTTGAAAAGGTCTTTCACCATAATCAGTTAAAAGAATATTACGAATAGAATTCTTAATTGCAGCAATGTCTTTTACGGGCACAACATCACCAAAGTTAGGATGTGCTTTAAATCTTAGGTCTAAATCAGAGTATGGCTTTGAACGAGAAACTACTTGAGCTCTCGCAATACCTGTGTTTTTATCTGATAGAATCTCTGTACTCATAGCTTTATTTATAAACCTTTTCTTAGTTCAAGTCGATTCGTGCTGCATCAATATCAACATTACCAGAAACGGCCGTTGTTTGATTACCACCAACTGTTTCAGAAATATTGTTTGTAATCTGAACGGTTTGACTCTTCTCATAAGTCTCAGCAACTTCACCCTTTACAATCTGAGTTAAATTACCATACACGTACTCGGTCTTATTGCCAGCAACTTCTACATTATAGTTACCCTTAATAAAAGTGGTGGCATCGCCTTCGATCACAACTCGAGCTTGTCCTTTCACATTTACATAATCATCGCCAATCACCAATTCAAATCTGTCTTTTACAATCTTCTGAACCTTTGTACCATCAGGATGTACTTCATAGAAAGTACCTGAACGATGCTGTTCGCGTATACGTTGCTTATCTGCCGTATCGTCTACTTCAAACACATGACCTGATTCTGATTCGTATACATGATTAAATGGATACACTGGTTCAGATGGAGAAGATGGTTCATCAAAGAGTACTTGATCTTTGAATGTCTGCGCATCCTTACCAACTTCACCAAATCGAATATCTTCGGTATTTAGAATATGACGTGATGCGGCGCCTCGTGCTGCTTTATGTACATCACTCTCACCAAGATAGTTATCAATTGGATCATCATTCTTCTTAGGATATAATGCATTGGGATCTGAGAAACCCTTTTCAGGTAATGCTTCATTAACGTTTAATCCCGCAATTGAACCCATTACAATTGGATCTTGTGCTTCTCTTCCATCTCTAAAGAATCCTACTACCCATGAACCCTCAACTAATCCATGTGGAGTTTGTCCTACACCAGATACGCCTGAACTCGATGTTGGTAACATTACTGTTGCCCAAGGAAGTTGATCTGTAGGTAGTTTAGATAGATCATCGGTATGGAATCCAAAGCATCTGATTCGAACACGACTCAAGAATAATGGATCAGCACGGTCTTCAACAACACCGGTGAACCATACAAACTCGCTTTTCATAAAACCCGAAGACATATATTATAACTCCCTTACATTATTTAGATCGTATATGAACCGAATCACGTTTCACTTTAATTGTTGTATAATATCCATCTCCATTAAAGGTATGGACGGTTGAAATGATAAGGTATCTGCCCGAAAGCAATTTATCAACCTCACGGCCAGCACCTGGAGTAGTTTCACCACTCTTTGGAAATGCTAATTCAACGATTGATCCAGACGATAACTCTGAATCACCATGTAAACGAACCGTATGAGCAATTTGATCTAAGTTTTTATAGACCGAGTTCTTACGAGCCGTAACATATGGCATATGCTGATAAAAGTTTAGATGACCAGTGTCGGCCATTGCTAATTCGTTTGTTGCAACATAGATATTGAATGTGTCCTTTAGATTTGATGGGCTTACACCTGATACATCAAAGGCTTTATTCCAAGCAATCTCAGACTTAGATCCATCAATCATCGGTGGTGGAGTATCAAACGCATTAAAGTCTATTTGTTTATAGGTCTTATTAGAGATATCAAGTGCATGCGTACGCGTAACATATGCTCCTTCTTTTAAACCTTTATAAGCCGAGAAGCCTAGATTGGAAGATACCTCTAAAATACGTCTACGTTTCTCTTCATAGTCTTCATCCGTTTGTGCTTCATTACCATAAAAGAATCCCTGTGAATATCGATCGTACTCTGTGGTTGTAACCATTGAATCATACGACGCAATCACATGTTTATTTGAATCATTAAAGACTTGATAAGCAAAGAATGGTGCACCACTGTTCGCAACTGCTCTATTGAGTACCGTTGCGATTGCTTCTGAATATGTTACACGAGGTGGAATCCATTTAATTACACCAAGTCCTTGACTGTCTTTGACCTCAGCCGTAACACCAATCTCTTTATAAAGACTTGCTATAATCTCGGTAGGTGTACCAATCTGAGCATGCTCAACACGCTTAAATTTAGAGATAAGACCAAAGTTGCTTATACATCTAAACTTATAAACCTGTAAGTCAGGCTTAATGCGAGAATAGAGTGGCATATCAAGTACATGCCAATCATGTTGTAGTGTAATCGGCGATTTTGTTTTAGAGTTCTGCCGACGAATAATAACCGTAATCTTTTCGTTACCGGTAATATTTAAGTCTTCCATCATAGACACAGCATCATTCAAATCAATCTCAGCTATGAGTGTCTGTTGAAAGATAGATTCAGTAACAACATATGACGTCACCAACGCTGTAAT